CGCAGCCGTGTACAGGTTACGGATTGATGCCGCACTAACGTTGCCACTGTCCGCCAAGCTGGTCAGCTTGTCCGCGAACGAGTACGAATTCGAAAGGGACGCGGCAACCGAACGGTATCCGTTGCCGCGCCGAGAATCCCGCTGATAATCAATCCAAGTTTCACGCCTGGCAGCCGCCTTAGAAACTGCGCCACCGCCAGCGAACTTTGGAACCTTCCCGGCGTCGAGCATCTGCCGGAAACGGTACACCGCGGCCTGACCGCCCATCTTCTGAACTTCAGCAGCAGTCAGGACATGCTCACCGTTGGACAGGAGCGCAGGGATATCATCAGATGTTCCGGTACCGGGGCCGATAATGGCACCGCCAACAGCCTTCTTCTTTTCCGGCGGGGCAAGCACGGTCCCAGCCCCGACAGGCGGGGCGTCGCCAGACAATTGCCGGATAACACGCTGAATCGTCGTCTCGTTGTAGGTCGTATTGACCTGCACGTTCTTCACTTCCGGGATGGAGTTGACAGCCCCAGCAGTTTCTTGCGCCATCCGCTTGGCGGCATCGGACATCCAGGATTTGATATCAACACCGGGCGGGACGTTGAGAATGCTGCGCGCAAGGTCAATGGCTGCTTGCCCAGTAATATCGAACTGGCCGGCCCCAGCAATAAGCTTGTTGTAGGTGTCGGTCAGGTTACCCTGCAAGGTAGTTTGGCTGGCACCATTAGCCGCATTCGCCTTCACAACCTGCAAACCTGCGCTTGCGATACCGTCCAGGGCGGCTTGGTTTGCGCGGCCTTGCTCAGTGTTGATGTCTAGCGTCGTTCCGTTAGCAGCAATGGAAGCCCCAACAGCGTCGATAGCCGCCTGATAGTTACGGGCCTCGTCACGGGCGCTCAACTGCATCAACCCGGCGTTGAGCATCGCATCCGTGAACTTCACAATGTCAACAACAGCGCCCTGCGCGGAGAGGCCGATGTCTTCCAGTGCTTTCGCTACCTCAGGGGTGACCGGGACAACCAGGCCAGTTGCCGTGGTGATCTTCTCCATCCCCTCAGCGGCAACTCGAGCATCCGCGTCAGCCTGCTTCAGAGCTTCCGAGTAAGCACCAAACTTGGACTTCAACTCATCAGAACTGATGCCCTTCAGTGCAGCACGTTCCTCCAACTGAGCGAACGCTTTAGCCGCCAGGTCAGCGTTACCAGACTGAACAAAAGACGCAAGCTGATCATCAATCGTGCCAAATGACTCATCAAGTTCCTGAGCTGCGCCCTTCACGCCCATCATGTTGGCAATGGGCTTCAACATGCTCTCGCCCCAGTCGCTAAACGACTGCTGCCAATCCTTCTTGAACATCCGGTCCATAGCCGAATCAAGATCGGTTACGCCGCTGATCAACGCGGAACCGTCCTTTTTCTGGAACAAATCATCCAGAAGGATCGAACATTGCTGAATGTTGCCGCTCTGCTTAGATAGTTCAATCAGGGCTGAAGTTGTCTTACCCACCGAACGCTCAATGTTGGCATCAGTGATCGCCGTATCGATGGCACCTAAAGCGCCGGCAACGGCGAACATGCCAGCAATCAGACCAGCGCCCTTCAAAGCACCAGCAGCCCGCGGGGCAGCCTTCTCAAGCTTCTGGAACGCCTCAGCGCCCTCCATGATCTTGGGGAGTACAGACGTGAACGCGCCGCCAACCAGGAGCAACCCGCCGCTTACGCCAGCAAGCCCAAGACCAGCCTGCAACACCGGTTCTGGGATCTTCCCAATGCTGTCAACGAAATCCTCAGCACCCTGCACCAGGCCACGCAAAGCGCCGTTAGCACCAGAAGCGGACTTGATGAAAACAGAATCAAGGGAGCCGGTCAGTTTCTCGAAGTCGCCCGCAAGGTTGTCCTGCTTGATAGCGGCAGTCTCAGCAGCGTACCCTGCATCGTTGACCTTGTTCGTCCAGTCTGTGATGCCCTCTGCACCCTCGTTGTACAAGGCATTGGCAACACGGATCGCGTCAGCACCGAAGATGGTAGCCATAGCCTGCTGACGCTGTGCATCAGTCAGGGGCCCCATCTTGTCCTGCAACTGACCAGCCAGGCTGGCCATACCCACGAAAGCGCCATTCGCATCATGCGTAGCAATGCCAAGCTCGCTAAGCGTTGACTGGGCTTCCTTAGAAGGCTTCGCAAGCATCAGTAGAGACTGCTTGAACGACGTGCCAGCGTCAGAGCCGACAAGCCCCTGAGATGCGAACGCGGCAAGGGAACCGGTCGTTTCCTCAATGGAGACGCCAAACATGTTCGCCACAAGGCCAGACTGTTTCAGGGCCATACCCATGTCAGCAACGGAGCCCTGCGCCTTACCAGCACCCGCAGCCAACAAGTCAGCCACATGAGGAAGGTCTGAACCTTGCAGTTTGAACTGAGTCATGGCAGTGGCCGCCAACTCGGCAGCGTCACCAACACCCATAGAACCAGCCGCCGCCAGTGACAGGGCACCCTTCAAACCGCCGCCCAGAATAGCGGCAGTCGAAACACCAGCCTTAGCCATCTCATCAATAGCGTTAGCGGCCTCAGCGGCGGAGAACGCAGTGTCAGCGCCAGCGTTGATAGCCGCCGTGCGAAGCAACTCCATGTTGCCGGCAGTCTCATGTGTGGAAGCACTAACCTCCGACATCGCCTTGTCGAAGTCCGCGAACGACTTCACCGCGACAGCAACACCAGCCAGCAAGCCGCCGCCCATAAGCATCCCGGCCTTACCAACCCGGTCAAACGCCTGCTCATTCTCCTTAGCGAAAGCCGCAAGTTTGCTGCCAGCATCACGGGTCGCCTGCTGCGCCGTCCGCAGACCCGCCACCAACCCGGCTACGCGGGCCTCAAGGGCAATCGTTATTGACCGGTCCGCCATAAGGGCCTCCTGCGTATTGAGATATCGGGGTACGATTCAGCCATGACAAAGACTGGGGAAGAACGGAAAGCGCCCGCGAAGGGGAAGCCCACGCTTCAAGCCGCGCTGCTGTTGCTCGTCATCGGCGTGCTCGCGCTCGTCGCGCAAGTCGGGGCCCTTGGGGGGCTATTCATTCTGGGTGCCGTCATCTGCGGCATCGTCGGGCTGATCCAGAAAGAATCAGCCGGGCGATAGCGAAGCACCGAACATCAGCGCCTCTGCATACGGGTGGTTCGGGTCCAGCTTCTTCCCAGCAACCAGCAGCGCTGTCGTCTTATGGCAACGGATCGGGCCCTCAGTTTTGAACTTGCCCTCATTCTCGGCAGCAGTGCAAACCTCGAACGGCAGACCGCACATGGAACACAACGAGTCCTTGTAAGCCTGCAAAGCCAGAGCAAGGGTTTGCTCCCGGTCATCCCACTCAGGTTCAGGCCGCGAAGACACCAACCGGTCGCCGTCATACGTGTACACGGTTTCCGGTTCCCACCCGTGGAACCTCTTGAGTGAGATTCCCAGCGAGTGAGCGGCGGTTAGTTCTGCTCTGAATCCTGCGTCGTTCTGAAGGCGCTTAGTGAAAAAGGGACTTCGTTGCGCCCCGCATTCACACGGATCACGGCAAGCACGAAATCCTCATACTGCGAGTTGGTCATGTCCTCAACCAGCGGATCCCATTCCTTGGCAACATCGAACGGGACAGGCTCACCATCGGCGTTCTCAACCCCGGCAATCGACTGCGGCAACGCCTCCACCATCAGGGATTCGACGTTGAACCCGTACACGCTATCAAGAGCGTTCTTCTCACGGGCTGGGTGCTCAGCCATAAGCTCAGACCACACACCACGCTTCAGGCCGCGGATAGTGAAGGTAACGGATCCTTCTTTCATCTGCTGCTCGAGGTCAAGAACCTTCTGCGCCAGGGAGCGCGTGGACGAACCAAGCCGCGGGTCAGCGAGACGGCGGTTATTCTCAGCCGTGTACTCAGCCTCAGCAGCCTCATGCGCCGCCTTCAGGTCACCGTCAAGGCAAAGGGCTACACGGGTTTCAGGGCGCTTGATAGTCAGAGCCATTGGTACTCCTAAAGTCTGTCAGTGGGAAAGTGGGATGTGTGCCTGCCCGCCCGCGCTCCCACAAGACACGGACGGGCAGGGGATCATGGGCGACTAGGAGCCGGCAACAACAGCGACAGAGGTACGAACCTCGCCGGTAACGAAAAGCTTCTGACCGATCTTCAGGACAGAGTTCGCTTCACCCGGCATTTCGTTGTACTTACCAGGCTTGATCGGGTAAATGGTCACCTTGTCACCAGTGGCGATGGCGGACTCAAAGTCCTTACCGCGGCGCACCACAAGGTACTGCGCGGTGCCAGGCTCGAGGGTTTCCTTCGCCTTGTTGTCAGTCGCGGCGTTCGGAGCGTTGGTGTTGTCGATGTAGACAACCTCAAGGCCATACTGCGAACGGCCCGGCTGCTCAAAGGTCTGCTTCGAGCACAGGCGCTCATCAGTGATGACCTGCTCAGACAGGGACGGGGTGAAACCATCACCGGTCAGGTAGCAGGAAACGTCCACGACACCAGCCGCGGTCAGTTCAGTGACGGTGGGGGCTTCCAGGTCAGCGATGGCCGGAACGAGAAGAACCTTCTGGTTGCCGTCCGCCGGAGTGCTGGGGATTTCAGCCATTTGGCTTTACCTCTTTCACATTTTTGGTAGGGGTGTGATGCTTCGGCGCTCGTGGCCGATCTGCCGGCGGAAACCGGTCAGACTTGATAGGCGTGAAAATGTCGGCGGCAATCCGCCAGTCAGTTTCCGCCACGTCGAACTCGTGCTTAGTGGTCTTGTCTTTGACTCTGATGAACACGGCACAGCCTCCTTCGGGGCATGAAAAAAGCCGCGGTGTGCGCGGCTTGGGTATCAGGTTTGGGAGCCCGTCAGGATCCAATCAAACGGTTGGTAGAGAGGGTTCTGACCGTTGATAGTCACGTCCGTGTCAGGCTGTATCGGCTGGTCGTTGGGGACAGACTCAATCCGGCCCAGCACCCATCCAGGAACAACGGGCTTCTTCCCCTCAACAGCCAACGTCAGTTTCTGCGAGATGATCCGCACGGACGCGCCCGTGAGCCCAACAACGATGGTCCGCGACTTCAACCGCCGCGACAGAACCGAACGGGTCTGTGACCGCTCAGCAACCGTGGGGAAGTTCGTCACCACGAAGACGTAAGGGAACGAAGGTGTTGAAGGAACCTTGTCCTTGTACACCGTGAACCCTGTCAGCAGCGCCTCAAACGCCGTAGCCAGCGCATCGCCCGTCACAGGTCACCCGCCCACTTGTCCGCAAGGTCAGCAAGCGCAGACTGCAAACGTGGTTCCTCACTGCGTAGCGGCTTCTCAATGTCACCGGAACCACCACCACGGCTAGTGCCGAAGTAGTAGATGTTTCCCAGCGCACCACCTCTGCGGCCCTTGTCAGGGCCCACAATGTACCGGACAGCGCCCACACGGTAAGCTGACTCATACGTGATGGAACCGGCCATCCCGTGAAAGTGCTTGGAAGCGGCAGCGTCAGCCGCCAATTCCTTTTTCACGTTCAGAGCGCCCTTCTCCACCACAGAGTCAACATCCTTGACCGCGTGGCCAGCGATGCGGCCCAGGTTCTCAGCGAGCTTCATTAGCTCAGCAACTCCATCGCTCACGATGTCATCTCCCGTACTGGCAGCCGGGCAGCAGTGTCGAAACTGTCA